CACTTGGAAGTAGGTGATGGCAGTCTTGAATATCTCGGCGATGTATTGCCCGGCAGCGGCGATGGTGGCACGCAGGGTGGCCCAGAGGAAGTTCACGCCTTGGGCAAATCCGAGTTGCAGTCCCGAGCCGACGAGGTTGAGGAATTGTCCGCTTTTGAAGATGGCGATCACATACTGCACGGCGTCGCGGATTTTGGTTCCTGCCTGCGCAGCTAACGGGGCGAGTTTTTGTGCGAGTGCGATGGCCTGTTCCACTAGGGGGCGGATGGCGTCGTTGATCGGTGTGCCGAGAGTGAGGAACACTTCGTTGATGGTGTCTTTGAGTGTGGAGAACAGTCCATTGGTGGTCTTGCTCTGCGCCTCCATCATGCCGGTGAACTTCCCGCCCTGCGAGGTCATGTCGATGAACGCCCGCTCGATGTTGGGGAAGCCGACTTTGCCGGACTCGACGAGTTTCTTCACCTCGGAATCCGACACGCCGAACTGCTTAGCGAGCTCTCCGATGATCGGGATACCTCGTCCCGTGAGTTGGTTGATGTCTTCGGCGAAGAGCCGCCCCTGGACCCGCGCCTTGCCGTAGAGTTCGGCGATCTCGTTCACTGGTGCCTGCACGCCTGCCGATACGTCACCGATGCGCGCAAGCGTAGCGGCCACGGTGTCGGAACCTTCACCAAAGGCGATGAGCTTACGGCCGGCATCGGCGAGCTCAGGAAACTCGAATGGGGTCTTTGCCCCAAGTTCACGCAGTTGCGCGAGGGTTTGTTCGGCTTTGGCGGCATCACCGATCAGCGTAGTGAAGGCGACTTTGGTTTGTTCGAAGTCGGCAGCAGAAGTGACCGCTTTCATTCCGGCGGCCAGTGCTGCGCCACCGCCAGCGAGAGCTGCACCGAGCCCGACTTTCAACCCAGCAGCCGTGAGGCTTGCCATCTTCTTGGCGGAAGCAGAGACCATGGCCGTGGCTCCCGACATCGATCGACGCAAGTCAGTGATGTCGGCTCCAAGGGTGACGGTGAGTGCGCTCATGCGCCGGGGGTGGAGTCAACTCCCGCTTCGGCACTGAAGCCTTCCGTCTCCTGTTCGGCCCTCACCTCCGTCTCCAGTCTTCATGCCTGCGCTTCTTGTCTTATTACTCAGATGGAACTAGGGCGGGGCGGAAGCCCAGGAGGTGGTTCCGGAAGTCCGGGACGTTCCTGCCCCGGTAGGCCGCGCGGCAGCCGGCGGCGAAGTTGCCCCAAGAGCCGCCGCGACTCACGCGGTAGACGACCGATGAAGGCCCCGAGGGATCCGTTCCCCCAGAAAGTGAATCATCATACCAATCCGCACACCACTCCCACACGTTCCCGTGCATGTCATGCAGTCCCCACGCATTTGATTTTTTCGTCCCTACGGAGTGAGTTTTGCTTCCGCTGTTGTCGTCATACCAGGCCACTTGATCGATGGTACCACCAGAATAGGCCCCTGTCTCTCCAGCTCTGCAAGCATACTCCCACTGAGCCTCAGTTGGTAGATCCACTTTCCAGCCTTCTGGGATTACGCCGCTATCATTAACCTTTCTGATGAATTCCTGAGCGTCGTCCCAGCTCACATTCTCAACCGGTAAGTCATCACCATTGAAGTTGCTTGGGTTATTACCCATAATCGCCGTCCATTGTGCTTGCGTAAGTTCTGTTTTCGCCATCCAGAAGACTTTCCTCAGGGTTACGCTTACCTGATTTTCGTCTCTAGAATGGCCGTCCTCCGCTGAGGGACTTCCCATTGTGAATGATCCCATAGGACAAAAGGCGAATGGCATGACCGTCTTTCCCGCCAACGGCAAACCCAAGGTTGCTCCAACCCGCCCAGCACCGATCTCTGCGGTAAGTTTGGCCTTTGCATCTGCAGCCTCATGCTCTGCCTTGGCCTTAGCTTCTGCGACCTCACGCTCTGCTTTAGCTTTAGTTTTTGCGGCTTGTAATTTGGCCGCTTCTATGGCTATTTTCGCTTTTTTCTCTTCCTGAATTACATAAGCGCTCAATGATCCGATCGCTACAACGATGAGAAAAATCACTATTGATTTTGTCATCAAAGATTTCTTGCGCGCTTTATCATGGGAATCAATAGACACCTCTATCGTTTTCCTCAGTATCGCAACGGCTGTCTCAAGTTCCGAACCTGCTTTAAAATTAATATCTTTGGCTTTTCGCAGATTTTCGCGCGCGTCCCTAAAGTTACCAGCATTTACTTGAGCTTCAAGATCAGTAAATTTCTGCCAAACAGTAAGTTGTCTTTGAAGAAGAGAATCAACCTTGTTGTAGTCGATGTCAGCGAATTTCTGCTTGTCATAGATTTTAATCACTCTCTCCGCGCTGCGGAAATTTTCATTGGCTAGATGTGCCTCAGCCTCTACCAGTAATGCACGGTGTTTATCATGCAAGCATATGAGCTCATCGATGCGTTTATCGACCTTGCCAAGGTGGCCAATCACTTGGTCGTGTAATGCGCCTGTAGAGTGTGCAAACTCATGTTTGTCAGCGCAGGCTCGAGACTGTGGTAGATATGGACGATAAGACTTTTTGCTACCAGGAAGAATAATTCCTCCCGCTGAAACATCACTGCCTTTAATCTCCTCACGCGGCATGAGTTCTGCGCAAATTCGCAGTTCCTGATGTAAGGCTGGAGACCTTCCAATGATATCCCAATCCAATGGATTGAGCATGCTACGCAGACGTTCCTGAATGCTAGGCAGGTGGCTTTTGAGTTCCGCTAATTCCGTTTTGACTTGGTGCAATTCCGCCAGACTAACTTTAGGGAATTGATTCAACCAATCGGTTTTCCAGCCAGATAGTATATTCAATTCCGCATCAGATTGAATGAAAAACGCCTTTAGTGATTCCAAACGATCCTTGATGATTGCCAAGGGATTGTCGGGTAAACTCCCTGCCGCCGATTGTTCGGCGATAAACTCTGACAGGCTTGAGCGGAAGAGTCGCAGCTCTTTCATGTCGGACATATCGGTGAGAATGTCAGACTGGCTTTCCAGAATTTTCAACTGTGCTTGAAGTGCGGCTGCCTTCCTTAGAGCAGTTTCCTTTGATGCCTCATCAACTGACGGAACTGCGAGAGATTTTTTGACTGCATCCAAAGTCTCCGTGCTATCAACCATCAGGTTGCGCAGTTGCCTGACTTGTTCCGCCTGCTGCTTGCGCATCTCACGCTCGACTTCATCCGCCTCCAGTCGTTGTTGTTCGATAGCCAAACGCTGGCGCTCGATCTGGGCACGGTCAGCCTCGATGCGGTTAGCTTTCTCTAGCTCCGCCGTTTGCTTGCGGATCGCTTCCGCCTGCTCTTTTTGCTGCGCGATCTGTTGGTTGCGCTGGCTGATGGCTGCCATGTGCCCCATGGCGTTAAGGAGTCCATCATTTTCGTTGAACGAATCTTGCATACTCATGCGTCGTTTTATATCAGGCAGAATCAGCGGATCAAGGGAATTTCTTGTCGTATTCTTTCTAACGTTTCGCGCAAATCTCCGAGCTGATATTGCGACCACTCTGTCCGCACGCCATTGCGCCGGAGTAGGCAGTGCTGATACTGAACGAGTTTCGCCAACGGCATAAACAGAATCCGTTCTTCCGTCCAACCAGTCTCTGCTGCCACGGCAAATACCTGTGCGGCTAGGAAGCCGGGTTCGTCGCAGGGAGGGGCTTTTTTCCGCCTATCTCTCCCATGGTTTCAACCTGAGCTGCTTCCAGTTCACGGCTTTGCTCTTCAAGACGCTTGAACGCGGTCTGGAAATCAGCAGGGGTGAGTCCACCGCAGAAGATCAGGGCGGATTCGCGGAATCCTTGATCGTGGAAAGACGAACGCACTACCTCAGGCCACGGGGCGCAGTGAGTGAACACAAAGCCCATGATCGCCGAGGTGAATTCCGGTGTGCCGTCTGTGGGCGTTTCGCCTTTCACCAGTGGATTGCCGGTTCTGAGGAGCACATCGTAACTGGCCAGCGAGAGCGGGCGCATGGCGTGGCCACCGACGATGGTTTCGACATCATGAAAGGCGGATGAGAGTAGTTTTTGGCGGTCGGTATCGTTCATAGTTTAGAGATGGCGTAGGTAAAAATCTTCTACAGAGGGTGAGGCATCGAGGGGGATGAGGGCGATCTTGCCCCGGCGTTTCACGCAGGCGAGTGGCACGTCCTGTTTCACCTTGTCCACCAGTCGCTCGCGATTGAGCAGTGCGCACTTGATGTAGGCGAATGGATGCTCTGAGTTTGCGAGATGCCAAGCGTCATTGTGCCATGCCTCGATGAGTGCCTTGGTATCAAATTTGCCGCAATGGCTTTGAGGCTCGAAGAACCAGACTGTGCGTTCCCCACGGATGCCGTCGCCAACTATGCGCACGAATGGCTTCTCGGCAAGCTGGATGCCCACTGCCGTCAATGCAGCGGCAAGGCAGGTGTTGCTTGTAGCGGTGGAGGAAAGATGGGATACGGCGTTCATAGATGGATCTCGTTGGCGTTAGGATCAAGCACCACCAACAGCGGCAAGGAATGGATAGTGGCTTGCGGTGATGTCGATTTTCTCGAAGTCCTCGTTGTTGAGACTGCGGCTGACTTGCATCAGAACCGTCATGCCGCCCGTCTGTTGCAGGTGTGCTGGGATGGCATTCGATAGAGCAAGTGCGGCTCCGATCTTGCCACTAAACGACGAGGTCTTTGCCA